AACAACAACTTGCCAAAAGTGTGGATTCAAACATGATCTCCACCTGGAGGGTCTCAACGATTTTTTTATCTAACTTTTCGTGATGTAAATTTGAAGGGATACTATAGCAATATGTTTACACTAGTGCATCAATATAAGTATACCCTAACAGAGCTTGAGAATATGATTCCATGGGAACGAGATATGTATATTGGAATGGTGAACAATTGGGTGAAAGAAGAGACAGAGAAACTAAAACAACAGAGTACCGAGTCGCAACAAGAAATGCAAAAAATGTTTAGAAATCTTAAATCTAAGAAGAAACGATAATGACAATCGCAAGTGTTGCACAAGACCTGTATACAATCCAGTCTAGAAAAAATGTTCCATTTAAAACGGCAGCATCTATTCTTCTACGTGAAGAACTTGCTGCTCGATTTTCTGTATACAATATCGTAAAGATCGTTACGAAGTCTAGTCTCCTTGCAACCATTGCGCAAGCAAAGTACGGTAAACAGACTCCTGAACAAAAAGCGCAAATGGATAAAGAAAAAGAACAGCAGCAAAGATCTGCTTTGTTCCAGCGATACACTTTATCATCAATTGCAAACTTAAATCGTAGACTTACTCTGCTTTCTAGCATTGTAGAGCGAAACAATCAACTTGTAACAAATCTGTACAATGAGATTGGATCATATAGAATGGGCAGAAGAATCAGTCCTCAAATGCTTTCAAATCCGAGAGCAATTAAGATTCCGCTCAACAGATCAATTAAAAGAAAACTCGACGAACTGTCTGCTGAACTTGCTGAACTGAAGAAAATAAAAACGATACAAAAACAATATAGACAATCCAGACCAGCTCCCAAAAAAACTAAAAAAGAAACAGAGTCTGATTCAACTAGTGGATTAATCTCTTTTCTATTATCTAATCCAAGACTAGCAATGACATTGATGGGTGGAGCAGGAACGGCAATTGGTCTTGGGACATTTGCTGCACAAATTGGATCACTAATTACCGCACCAAAATTAATTGGTCGAATGACGGATAGATTTAGTGGTAAGCCTGGGTTTGAAAATCCATTGGCAGAAGAAGCCAGTCAATTTTTTGATCCACTTTTGATGGGAGCAGCGGGATACACTGCGGTAAGAGGTGGTCTTGCAGCAACTTCAATTGGGTATGATTTAGTACAAAAAATGAAGGCAAAAAGATTAGAGAAACAATTAACAGAAAGATATGCCAGTGGTAAGGGTCCACTTGCTCAAAAGTCAAGACCTAGAGAAAGAGCACAAAGAATTGTTCAAAGAAAGTCTGGACAAATCGGAAAATGGAAACAATTAAGTCCAGCTCTAAAAGGAATTGCGAAAAGATTACCAGCATTCATGGCTGCAGATGTGGCATATGAAATTGATAGAATGTCTGGATATGTGGCAGATCATTCTACAAATAAGATGAATGATAGCCAATTTAAAGAAAACATGACCAATAGTTATGCAGAACTTATATCAACTGTCGGAATTGGTGGTGTTGCCACAGCGTTTGGCGGGATTGCAGGAACTGCAGCGTTCCCAGGTCTTGGAACAGCAGCTGGACTTGTTGGTGGTGGTGTTCTTGGTGCAATTGCGAGCATTTACGTTGATGAAGAAGATTTAGATGGAGTTGCTTCAAAAGTATTTGATATGATACATCGCGACATAGCACTTCGACTTGAATCATCTAAAGAAACTCCAGGGACGCCACCAGTCACAGGCAGTCGTCGAAGAGTTGGACGGCGCGAAATAACAGCAAGTGACTATGCAAGAACTCAAGTTGCTGCTACTCCAGTGACAAAAAATTCTGGAAGAAAACTGCTTGATTACATTGGAAACCTTGAATCGCAAGGAAATTACAATGCTGTGAATTATACAGCAGTGCAGCATGGATATCCAAAATCAATGGATTTAACCAATAAGACTCTAGCAGAAGTCTTGGCACTACAAGCACAAATGATCAAAGACGGTGCAGCAAGTAGTGCAGTTGGAAAGTATCAATTTTTGCAAAGCACTCTCAAAGAAGAAGCGCAGAATATGGGTCTTGATTTGGCAAAAACAAAATTCGATCCTGCAACTCAAGACGCATTGATCTATAATCGTTTAGTTAGAATGCGTGGCTACAAAGATTTCGGAAACAATAAAATAACAGCGCACCAATTTGTAAAAAATCTTTCAATGGAATTTGCATCAATCCCAGACCCTGATACTGGCAAAAGTTATTACCAGGGTCTAGCAGGAAACAAATCTCTTGTAGCATTAGAAAGCATATATTCTGCAATTGGAGCATCACCAACTGATGTGGCATCAGCAGTCAGACTTGCTCAATCTCCTCCAGCACTTCCAGCAGGTGATCGATCTGCGCAATCACCACCAGATTCTCCACTTGTTGCAGATACAGATGCAATAGATGGTGAATCAACTGCAATTACGGCAGAGGCTGCAGCAATGGGGCTTTCTCAATTAAGTGCACAAGTGACTGCTGCTCTGACTGGAATCGATTCTAGAATAAATGCTCTAGAAAACTCAAATCAAGATCGATCAATTAATGTTAGAAATAGAGAATCTACGATCGAAGAACTTCGAAGAGTTTATGGTGGATAAAAAAAGGGGAGCATCAGCTCCCCCGAAAACATCGATGGTTTTCTAATCGAAATTACTCAGCAGCAAGTTTCTCGAAGAATGCCATGTCATCATCTTCGACAGTGACATCCTCAGCAGTGACTCGCTTGGCAGGAGCAGAGCGAATGACAGGAGCGGCTGCTTCCTCATCATCAACTCGCTTTGCGGTTGCGCCAGACACACCACCAGCACCAAGAACCTTATCCAACTTCGCCTTGAGTTCATCATAGGACTTGAAGTTATCAGGCTTCAAGAAATCCTTGAGTGAATGGGCAGACTTCCAGACCTGTTCAATCTTCGCATCGTCGCCATTCAACAATGGAGCAGGAGATTCAAACTCCGACTTGTCATAGTTGCGATAGCCTTCAACGTTGCGAATCTTGACCTTGAAGTTTGCACCCTTCCAGAAATCAAACGGATTCATTGGAGTTTCATCAGCAAACTGCGGCTCAAGTTGTTCCTTGATCTTGTCGAAAATTTTCTTTCCGAACTTGTAAAGGAAAACCTTGCCTTCATTCTGCGGACGCTTTGCGTCAGAGATCACAAGAACGTTTGCAATGTAGGTCAACTTGCGCTTCTGCTTACGAGCAATTTCCTTGTTGGCTTCAATGCCAGAATTCCAAAGAACTGTGTTGTATTCAGAAACAGGATCGGTCTTGCCAAGAGTTGTGAGAGAATTCTCAATGTACCAACCACCTGGACCTTGGAAACCGTGTGACCAGATTTGTACCCACGGAAGACCATCCTCACCATCAACGGCTGGCGTATCAAGAAAACGGATAACTGCGTATCCATTGCCAGCAGCGTCAACTTCTGGTTGCCAGAAACGATCATCGACGTTCTTGCCACCACCATTACCTGCTGAAGAAGCCTCAACTGCTTTCTTCAACTTATCAAGGGAAGAACCCTTCTTTAGACTAGATAGACTCATTTGTATTCTCCGTATAGCGTTGTATTAATGTATATCGACTTGTCCACTTTTGTCATCACCATATCATTATATATCATTTCAGTCGGCAAGTAAAGTTTCCTTTGTCAGTTGCTTATACTTGTCAACATTCACTGCAAGAAAAGCACCATACTTGCGCACCTTTCTTGAAATCTTGGGATAGATGATGTCATCAGAAATCTTCTTGTCCCAAATTCGAATAAAGTCGAAGATGTTATTGAGAATGACCATTGTCTCAATCGTTACATCTTTTTGGAGGAATGCAACTAACAATTTTGGAAATTGTCCATCTTCGACTTTAAATAGTTCGTTGAAATTATCTTTGTTTGCAATCTTTTCAAGATCCTCAACGTAGATCTTGCTCATCGAATCTGTCTTTCGTTTCCATTCTCTGTATGTGGACTCAGCCTCTTCTTCAAGTAGACTTTTGGTCCAATTATCATCACTGTGTACAAAATTAGCAACCAGAAATGGAACCATCTCATCGTCGCGATACTTCCGCGCAAGACGGTGGAATAAAAATTTGTCACGACGTTTTTGAAATGCATCTATTGAAACTCGCGTCTTGCCATCGTATTGAAAGAAGTTATATTTTTCTGAAGTAAAGTGTAACTTGATGGCTTGATACAATCCGTAGAGATCATATCCGTTCAACGTGTCACTCCTCGACGAATCTTATCCATATATTGCTGCATTTGTTCTAATGTTTCTTCGTCTAGTTCAGTTTCTTTTTCCTGTTTGGCATTTTCTTCAACAACTGCCTTAACCAAATC